GATCAGATAAGGACATTAGGTGACACTTCTTTACAATATAGTCCGTTGCACGCTGATGTGTGTGAACCAATGCAAGATTTAATAGATAGTATTAGTAGTAATAGTTCACAATATACACCAGTTGAGACAGACAGTGTGGACAAGAAATCACCCCCCAACTTTTCTAGTAAAGGAACACCCGCACAAACTCTCAAGAAATTATCACAAAAGACATTTATGAGGCAAGGACGTATATCCAATGAAGAGATAGATTTTATGAAACAGTATCTTAGATCAATAATGGTCAAATTTACTGATTTAGACGATCAGGAAGTAGCATTCGGAGGTGAATATGTACCAGCATTAAATAAGGAATCCAGCAATGGATATGGATGTATGAAAGGAAAGGATAGTTATTTTGATTTTGAAAATAAAGTTATTAAGCCTGAGGCGTATGCCTTATTTGATAAAGTAGCAAATAATGCTAAGAACGGAGTTTATGATTACAACGATTTCTTGTGTAGGGAAAGTTTCAAGGATGAATTGCGTAAATCGACTAAGGTAAATGAACCACGCACATTCCGCGTTATGCCTTTAGGGCAAATATGGTGGACCAAAAAGATATTCGGTCAGCTGTTGAAGCACTTTAAGGATAATAGGATGAGCACTGGCATTAGTATAGGGTATAACCCTTATAGAGATGCTGATGCATTGGCGAAGATGCTTTTGTCATGTGATAAGACAGGAGATGCAGATTTTGGAAAATGGGATGGCACTATTTTGGGAATATTAATACATACCATAATAGAGGTGTTTACCGAATTCTATGAAGGTGAGAATCACCACATCATAGAATGGCTTGCAAATACCATAGCCAACTCATTTGTTTTGGTTAATGATGAAATGTATGCCACGACTCATGGTTTACCATCTGGGACCTGGTTAACTTTGCTGTTGAATTGTTTATTGAATAAATGTTTAACGGCTTTGGTTATATTTAGGTATAAACCAGACCCACAGGTAAGTGATGTGCATAATGTTATAGATTTCGTCACTGGAGATGACAAGATTTTTGGTGCAGATAAGGATATGGCTAAGTATTTTAACTTGCTAAATATAAAAGCGGTATCTGAATCTTTG